AATTATGAATGCCAATTCAGCGGTTGATTTTATTTTGAGAAACGCCGGAGATTATGCAAAGGCCAAAGCGCAGCGGGTATATCTCGAGGAATTCAGAAAGACAAAGAAAGCGCTGCTGATGAAAGACGCGATGGGCAAATACGAAGCCGCCAATGCTCAAGAGCGAGAGGCATATGCTCATCCAGAGTACCAGGAACTCCTCAAAGGCTTGCAGGAAGCCATAGAGATTGAGGAAGAATTGAAGTGGAAACTGGAGGCCGCGAGGATGCGTGTGGACATTTGGCGCAGCGAAGAGGCTTCTGCACGGATGCAGGTAAGGGCTACAGAATGATTCACTATCACGGCACTCCGGTAGGAGGAAAGAGGGAAGATTCGGCTCGGTTTCTTCCCGGCAGACACGCTTTAGTGTCGTTTGCTTACCCAGAAGACATCTCCATCGTTGCTGATGTCTGTCAGTCCTTCGTGCTTGATAACGGCGCGTTTACCACTTGGAAGCAAGGTAAGCCTTTAGATGTGGACGGATACATTAAGTGGGTGAGTGAGTGGTATCGCCATCCTGGGTTTGATTGGGCGCTGATCCCAGATGTGATTGATGGAATAGATCGGGAGAACGACCACTTGGTCGAGGCCTGGCCGAAGGCACTTCCTGGTGTTCCGGTGTGGCATATGCACGAACCAACAGTAAGGCTTACATGGCTAGCGAGGAAATTCCGCACGGTGGCTTTAGGTTCATCAGGAGAGTTTTCCTCTGTGGGGACAAAGCAATGGTGGGTCAGAATGACTCAAGCCATGAAAGCCATATGTGACGATCAGGGAAGGCCCATGTGCAAGCTCCACGGTCTAAGGATGCTTGATCCAGACATCTTCACAAAACTCCCCCTTTCAAGTGCAGACTCCACGAACGCAGCGGTTAACTCTGGGAGTGTTTCAAGATTCGGCAGCTACCCCCCACCCCATCGCTCTCAGCGTGCAACCGTACTAGCCGACAGGATTGAGAGTGAAAACTCCTGTGCGGTATTCATCAACCACCAGGAGGAATTGTGCTTATCTTCGCAGTGATCGTTTATGCGCTGGCAATGACCATCGCCAACCTTTCCATAGCAGAGTTTGGGCCAAAAGTAAGCCCAATCAATGCGTTTTTCCTCATTGGTTTAGACCTGGCGTTACGGGATTGGCTACAGGTCAAACTCAAAACTAGAGACATGGGTCTGCTGATTCTTGCTTCTGGGGGGATTACTTATCTACTAAATCCCTCAGCCGAGATGATCGCCATTGCCTCAGCGATAGCCTTCACAGTGGCAGCGGTGGTGGATTGGGCAGTCTTCACTAAGGTTACTGGTTCGTGGCTCAAACGCGCAAACACCTCAAATGTGGCTGGTGCTGCGGTTGATTCGCTTCTGTTCCCAACCATCGCGTTTGGCTCTCTTATGCCGCACATCGTACTGATGCAGTTTTTGGCTAAAGTCGCTGGTGGTTATGTCTGGGCACTCCTGCTAAATCATGTATCAAAAGCAAACTTACATCAGAAGCCAAGCAATCCTTAAAGCGGTAGCTGGGCTGCAGTGCCAATGCTGTGGCCACTCAGACTCCCAGGCCGCGCACTCGAACTGGTCAGGCGGGAAGGGCAGAGGGATAAAGGCCTGCGACACCCATATCGCTGCCTTATGCCTTAAGTGCCACTGGGAGATCGACCAGGGCCACAAACTCTCAAAGGACGAGCGAAAGCAGAAGTGGCTCGCCGCCCATCGCAGGACGGTTCAGGAGCTTCAGAGGAAGGGAAAATGGCCTATTGACATTCCCGTTCCCGAGATAGAATGGTGATGCCCAGTTGCCGGGTTGGGGCTTCGGCCCCTTTTTTGGGAGTGACCATGCTGAAAAAAGCCGATACGAAAAGGATGAAAGAGTACTTGCAGGGCAAACAACCGATGAAGGCCTACCGCAAAGCGCAAGAACTGGGCGGGGGTTACCAAGCGATCGAGATGCAGAAGAAGAAAAAGAAATGAAGTGCCCCATCGCCACCCAGGACATCGCGGTCAACCTCGAGAACCGGAACCGAGCGTTTGCAAAGTACGGGTATGGCCCGGCCAATCCTGAGTTGGACAATGAGGACTTTTGGCAAGCGCGAGCGCAGGAATGGAAAACCTCGTCTGAGAGCGCAAAGACGATGCGCTGCGGGAACTGTGCTGCGTTCATTGAAACGCCGGAGATGATGGCCTGCATCCTTGGCGGGATCAACGCAGAAGAGGACGCCAGTTATGCGCCTGAAGTCTTGGAGGCAGCGGATCTCGGGTATTGCGAACTCTTCGACTTCAAGTGCGCGGCAGATCGCGTATGCAGTGCGTGGCTCACTGGCGGGCCGATCAGGAAGATGACTGACAGGCGCAAGCAGATGCTTCAAATGGCCAAGTACGCAGCCAGAAAGGGCGAGTATGAAAACGAAAGCCGAGAAGAAGATCTCGAAGGTGATGACTGAGTACGGCAAGGGCAAGCTCAAGAGCAGCTCTGGTCAGAAGGTCAAGAACCCCAAGCAAGCCATTGCGATTGCTTTGAGCGAAGCTGGCAAGGCCAAGAAGAAATGAAGAAGTCCACCGTCAACGCCGCGGGGAACTACACCAAGCCCGGGATGCGGAAAGAACTCTTCAAGAAGATCAAGGCCGGTACCAAGGGTGGTGATCCTGGGGAATGGTCTGCGCGTAAAGCCCAGATGCTTGCCAAGCAATACAAAGCAAAAGGCGGCGGATACAAGTGAAAGCCTCTCAGAAGTCTCTCAAGGATTGGACCGCCCAGAAGTGGACAACTTCAGACGGCACTCCAAGCAAGGGAAAGAAGCGTTATCTTCCAGAGGCTGCGTGGGCCGCTCTATCACCGGCTGAGAAGGCGGCGACCAATCGAGCCAAAGCCCAAGGAAACAAGAAGGGCGAGCAGTTCGTCAAACAACCCGCCAAGATCGCAAAGAAGACAGCGAGGTTCCGATGAGCGCCTGGCAGAGAAAAGAAGGAAAGAACCCCAAGGGTGGGCTAAACGAAAAAGGCCGAAAGGCTTACGAAAGGGAAAACCCTGGTTCTAACCTGAAGCCCCCGGTAAAGAGTGGGGACAACCCTCGCAGAGCGTCTTTCCTGGCGCGGATGGGGAATATGCCCGGGCCGGAATACAAAGACGGAAGTCCCACAAGGCTGCTCCTGAGCCTGAAGGCCTGGGGCGCCAGTTCCAAGGCAGATGCCAAAGCGAAGGCCAAGGCCATCAGCGAGCGCAACAGGAAAAAATAAACCCTTGCCGATGGCCCGAAAGGAATCGGAGTGCCCCCTCAAATCGAAATGCTGGACATCAACTCGCTTATTCCTTATGCGAGGAACGCTAGGACACACTCTGAGGCCCAGATTGCCCAGATCGCAGGCTCCATCAAGGAATTTGGCTTCACCAATCCGATCCTGATTGACAAGAGCGCCGGGATCATTGCTGGGCATGGCAGAGTCTCAGCGGCGAGAAAGCTAAACCTCACCGAAGTCCCCTGCATCCGTCTGGAGCATCTCTCAGAGACTCAGAGGAAGGCGTACATCCTGGCAGACAACCGGATCGCTCTCAACTCCGGGTGGGAGGCTGAATTCTTATCCACAGAGCTGGAGGAGTTGAAGGACTTAGGGATCAACCTTGAGAGCCTGGGTTTTGACTCAGAAGAGATTGACGCTCTCCTGAACAAGATAGAGCCAACGGCGGGACTCACGGACGAGGACGAAGCCCCAGAGGTTCAAGAGCAGGCTGTTACTAAGCCCGGGGATATTTGGGTGCTGGGCAACCACCGATTGATGTGTGGGGACTCCACTAGCATAGACGCTGTGGATAAGCTGATGCCAGAGACCGCAGATATGGCGTTCACTGATCCCCCTTACCTGATGAACTTCACAGGAGGGATTAATCGGGATGGATCGAAATCCTTTAATGCGCAGCATGGGCGTATTGCCAACGACAAAATGAGCAAACAGGAAGGAGACGACTTTCTAGACGCTATTAACACAATCATTGCATCTAAAGTTCGTGGTGCTTTTTACATAACATTTTGTCGATTAGGTATTGACCGGTATTACGCATCAATGCAGCGAACCGGCCTTCGATGCCGATCACTGATTATTTGGGATAAAGGAAATCACACACTAAGTAACAGCGATTACATGAGCATGTATGAGCCAATGTTTTACGGATGGGTAAAGGATCACGCCTTTTATGGCGGAAACACTGGCATGGACATTTGGCGCGTTGAACGAACAAAAAAGAATGATTTGCATCCCACCATGAAGCCAGTGGCCTTAGTAGAAAAGGCGCTTACTGACGGAAGTAAAGCAAAAGAGGTAGTGCTTGATCTTTTTGGAGGATCAGGGTCAACTCTAATCGCTTGCGAAAAAGTTGGTCGAGTAAGCCGACTGATGGAGCTAGACCCAAAGTATTGCGATGTAATCGTAAAGAGATGGCAAGCCTTCACAGGCAAGAAAGCTATACTGGAGCAAACGGGCAAAACTTACGAAGAACTTACAGAACTTTCGGGATTACAAAATGCGTAAGACTTCAGGGCAAGGCGTAGAGCATAAGCCAGATGATGAAAGCCGAAAGATCGTCAAGATGCTGAGTGCGATGGGCACAAGGCATGAAGACATCGGTTCCAAGCTCGACATAACTGACGATACCCTTCGCAAGCACTACCGTAAGGAACTGGACGAGGGAAGGATCGAGGCCAATGCTTCTGTGGCGCAGACTCTTTACCAGCAGGCCAAGAACGGAAACACCACCGCAGCGATCTTCTGGCTCAAAACCAGGGCGCAGTGGCGAGAAAATGACCGCCTTGAGGTGACGGGGGCAGATGGCGCCCCATTCCAGATGATTGTTTCATGGGCAAGCGAGAAATCATAATCCCTTACTCGCCGCGGGAGCCGCAGCTTGCCATCCACAAGATGGTGAGCGAGAAGAGGTTTTCGGTGGTGGTGGCCCATCGAAGAATGGGCAAAACGGTCGCTGCTCTGAATCACCTCATCAAAGATGCAGTCAACAACCAGAAGGAAGCCCCCCGGTACGCTTATATCGCGCCAACTTATGGGCAGGCAAAGAGGGTGGCCTGGGATTACCTTCTGAAGTATACGGAGCCTCTCCAGGCGCAGCCAAACATCTCAGAGTTGAGGACGGACTTCTGGGGCCGCAGAATCCAACTCTACGGCTCGGACAATCCTGACTCGCTCCGGGGCCAGTATTTCGATGGGGTGATTTTGGACGAGATCGGCGACCAAAATCCGAGGATTTGGACGGACATCATTCGCCCTGCGCTCTCGGACAGACTGGGCTGGGCGCTGTTTCTTGGCACCCCGAAGGGCAACAATCATTTCAAAAGCCTGAGAGACCAGGCCGAGGCGCAAGAGGACTGGGGGTTCCTCGAGTTCAAGGCCAGCCAGACCGGACTGATCTCAGCCGTTGAATTGAAGGATGCCCGTAAGGAGATGGGCGAGGACAAGTTCAACCAAGAGTTCGAGTGTTCGTTCAACGCTGCTGTTGAGGGGTCTTACTTTGGATCGCTGATAAACGACCTTGAAGAAAAGGGCCGTCTGTGTCACATTATCCGAGATGACTTGTGCCGGACTTTCACGGCCTGGGACTTAGGGGTTTCTGATTCAACGGCGATCTGGGTGGTCCAGGCAGTGAATCAGGAGTACAGAGTCTTGGATTTCGTGGAGAATCACGGTGTCGGTCTGGATTGGTATGTGACTTGGATCAAAGAGAACAAATGGCACACTGCCGAGCATATCCTGCCTCACGATGTGGAGGTCAGGGAACTCGGCACTGGGCGCAGCCGCAAGGAAATGCTCCAAGAGGCTGGCTTGCAGATCACTGTCGCACCGAGACTTTCGGTTGCAGATGGCATTCAGGCAGTCAGGCGCATCTTGCCCAAGTGTTGGTTCAATTCCCCGCAGGTCAAGCAGGGTCTGGACGCATTGCGGAACTACCGGCGAGAGTTTGACGAGAAGCGCACGGTGTTTTACGACAAGCCGCTCCACGATTGGGCCAGCCATGCATCGGACGCCTTTCGCTATCTGGCTGTCGGGATCAATGAAACCTCATCTTGGAGCAAGCCGCTGAAAACAGACATTCGATGGATTGTCTGATGTGGATTTTGACTCAAGGAAATCTTCACCAGCGGATTGCTGAACTGGAGCGCCGGATCAAGGAGTTTGAGGAACGCTATGAACGAGAACGCGCTGAAGGCACAACTCGAGGCCGAAATCGACGGAGCAATCGGGTATCTCCAGACGGAGACAACCGAGCAGCGGACTCGGGCGCTGGAGTACTACCTCCGATATCCCTACGGAAATGAGGTTGAGGGCCGCTCTCAGATCGTCACGGGCGAGGTCGCCGAGGTCATAGATGGGGCGCTGCCGCAGCTGATCCGCATTTTCACCGCCTCTGAAGATGTGGTGCGCTTTGAGCCTGTCTCGCCGGGAGATGAGCGCGGCGCCAAACAGGCAACTGATTACGCGAACTGGGTGTTCTACAAGGACAACCGTGGGTTTGCAATCATGCACGACTGGTTCAAGGACGCGCTGCTTGAGAAGGTGGGC